GAGTATCTATTACCCAAACTAATGGAACGCCTCTAACTCCACCAGCACTTGTAAATTGAATTGAATCATCTGTAAGCATATTTATATCCTAGCAGTCGTAAGTCCAAGTAAATGGGCCTTGGGCGTCTACTGGAGAACAAGTTGCTCCCAAACCAAAATCTGCAGCTGCGCAGATCCCAGTAGAAGTGCAACAAGCAAGAGACACTTGAGCACTTGTACAGTATTTACCGGAAGTCGGGGCACCAGCCGATTTATATGATCCTATAAGTCCTTGCACGCAACCAGCCATTATGTTAATCCGTTTCCGCTAATAATCCATGAAGTGGATGTGATCTTTACTGCAGTAGCCATACCAAATGGAGCAAGAGTACGAGATCCTGTAGTTCCAGTACCTGCTAAATACATGGTATCAGAAGTAATAGCAATAGTCATAGTTGCACCCGAGCCAGCAATAAACGTAAGTGTTGTGCCGATAGGCAGTGCAAGGTTTGTGTTTGAGTTGATTGTCACTGTGCGAGTAGCAGAAGCGTAAATATGCTTACCTGCATCTGCGGCTACAATAGTGTAAGAGCCAGTTGTTGTTGAATTTTGTGGAAGACCCATAAAACCTGCACCAGCTGCGGCGGTTGAGGTTGTACCATCTAGTGGGTTTGGGTCTGTTCCATCCGCATTTACGATGGTTCGTGCTGAACT